GATGACGATGATGACGATGATGACGTGGCTGAAGCCACTGAGTCCACGTCTGTTGAAACCGAAGCTGGTGGGGATGATGAAGACCCGTTCACCTAATCCCGGACTAAAGCACGGGTTCAGGTCAGGCTTGGAAGATGTGATTGCAAAGGAACTCTCCTCACGGGGGGTTCCTTTTCGCTATGAGGCGAAGGAAGACGTGATCCAGTACACCAAGCCAGCGCGGGTAAGTAAGTACACGCCTGACTTCGCCCTCCCCAATGGCGTCATCATCGAGACCAAGGGCCGCTTCGTTACTGCGGATAGGCAGAAGCACATCCTCATCAAGGAGCAGCACCCTGATCTCGATATCCGATTCCTATTCAGCAACCCTAACAGCCGCATCTCCAAGCAGAGCCAGACGACCTATGCAATGTGGTGTGAGAAGCACGGCTTCAAGTACGCGAAGGCAGCTACCCCAGCCCAAGTAAATAAGGGTGCCAAGAGCGTACCTCAGGAATGGATTGATCATGCGAAAAAGCACTGACTACATCATCATCCACTGCGCCGCCACACCTCCCTCGATGGACATTGGATTCCGCGAGATAGACCAGTGGCACCGCGCTCGTGGGTTCCTCATGTGTGGCTACCACTTCATCATCACCCGTGAGGGCACAGTACAGACCGGGCGTCCCCTCATGGACCCCGGCGCTCATGCCCGTGGTTACAATAACCGCAGCATTGGCATCTGCCTTGTCGGTGGTGTGTCCGAGGAAGACCTCAAGGTCCCCGAAGACAACTTCACCTTCGAGCAGTACGATTCCCTACGCGTACTCCACAAGATGCTCTCCTCTCAGTTCGAGGGTGCGTCATGGATTGGACACAACGAGGTGTCCTCTAAGGAGTGCCCCTCGTTCGACGTACAGGAGTGGGTGAGCAAGATCAAACCTGATTGAGTTGCACCTACACAGAACGAACCACCTACCCGAAAGAAGGTCAGACATGGAACACGATACTGAAGTCGAGTTCATCGCTCATGAGGCGTGTCCCACATGCGGAAGCAGTGATGCCAACGCGGTCTACACCGATGGACATACCTACTGCTTCTCCTGTGAAGCGTACTCCCCACCGGACGGCGGGGTTCCCTCCAGCCCCACGTCCGCATCAACAAGGAGTGCACGCATGTCTGACCTTCTCGATGTTAAGCAGTTCGATAAAACAATCAGGGGCATCAAGCCTGACACCTTCAGCAAGTTTGGCTACGGTCATGCGATGATGGGCGGTCAGCCTGTCCATGTCGCACCCTACCGTACACCTGAGGGTGACTTGGTAGCCCAACATGTGCGTACCAAGAACAAAGACTTCCCGTGGCTCGGCAACAAGAAAGCTGCGGGCCTGTGGGGACAGCACCTGTGGCGCGATAGCGGCAAGCGCGTTGTTGTGACCGAAGGGGAACTGGACGCCATGTCCATCTCCCAACTACAGGGCAACAAGTGGCCCGTGGTATCCATCAAGTCAGGAGCAGCCGGAGCCAAGAAGGACTTCAAGCAATCACTCGATTGGCTTGAGGCGTTCGAGGCTGTGGTCATATGCTTCGACAACGATGAACCCGGCCAAGCTGCTGCGCGAGACGCAGCCCTAGTGCTGTCCCCCGGCAAGGCGAAGATCGCCACACTCCCCCTCAACGATGCCAACGAGATGCTCCAAGCGGGGCAGGGCAAGGAACTGATGGACGCCCTGTGGGGTGCCAAGACGTACCGCCCGGATGGCATCGTTGGTGGTGAGGAGGTGTGGGAAGCCTTGACCGCCAGTGTGAAGACCGAGTGTGTCCCATATCCGTGGGATGGCTTGAACGATAAGACGATGGGCCTCCGCAAGGGGGAACTCGTTACGTTCACTGCTGGGTCTGGCATTGGTAAGTCACTGGCTTGCCGTGAGATCGCAGCCCACCTCCTCCGCATGGGGGAGACCGTAGGCTACATCGCTCTCGAAGAAAGTGTACGCCGGACAGCCCAAGGGTTGCTCGGCATTGCTCTGAACAAACCCCTACACCTCGACATCAGGGATTATGAGGACCTTACAGCAGATGAGCAGAAGGAACGCCGTGAGGCTTTCGACGATACTGTCGGTTCTGGCCGGTGTTTTCTCTATGACCACTTCGGCAGTATGGACAGTGATAACCTTCTCAACCGAATCCGTTACCTTGCCAGAGGCTGCGGTGCTGGTTGGATCGTACTCGATCACCTTTCTATCGTGGTCTCTGGTATCGGAGATGGTGACGAGAGAAGGCTGATCGACAATACCATGACCCAGCTACGGTCACTGGTGGAGGAGGTAGGCGTTGGCCTCATCCTCGTGTCCCACCTCAAACGCCCTGAAGGAAAGGCGCATGAGGATGGCGCACAGACCAGCCTCGGACAACTCCGTGGCTCCGCTGCAATAGCCCAGTTATCTGACATGGTGCTGGGCCTAGAGCGGAATCAACAAGACAGCGACAACTCCAACCTAACCTGCGTCCGCGTTCTCAAGAACAGGTTCACAGGTGATACAGGGGAGGCATGTAACCTCCTCTACGATCCTGCGACCGGACGTATGCAAGAGTGCACAAGAACTGCCAACGATGAGGAAGAAAATCCATTCGCTTGAAGACGCCCTCCAATAGTTATTAAGGACGGAAAAATATGAGACGGCATATGACATACGCTGAAGCGCTCAATAACGAGGAAACGGCGGAGTGTTTGCGGGCGCTCACCGCCGCCGCCCTAGCCCTCAGCATCACCGCTCTACGTGCAATTGAGGAGAGAGACAGAGTGATGATGCCTTTTAAATCCCCCGGTTTTTGGGAACTGGCTGTTGTGGGTGCAATCCTTATTGGCATCCCCACATTGCTGATCGGCCTCGTTACCGGTTGGCGGTTGTTCTAACGAGGGTTCAACGAGAACTCGATAACGCCGAGGCATACGCAGAGCACTGCCACCGCAAAATGAAACTCATGGAAAGGAAGCAAGCAGATGCCACGGCTAATCTTCGACATTGAGACTAACGGCCTTCTCGATCAGATGGATCGAATCCACTGCCTAGCTATTAAGGATGTGGACACCGGGGAAGTCTGGTCCTTCGCGGACCAACCCGGCCACACCCACATCAGCCACGGCCTATCCATGCTTGAGGAAGCGGACGCTATCATCGGGCACAACATCCTCAAGTTCGACATCCCTGCCATCCAGATAGTCCACCCCGAGTTCAACCCTCAGGGCACCAAGCTGGACACCCTAACTATCTCCCGTGTGATCTGGGCTGACCTCAAGGAGCGCGACTTCGTTGTCCGTAACAAGCCCGAGAGCCAGCGCAAGTATGAACTCCCCGGCAACCAGATAGGTTCCCACGCGTTGGGAGCATGGGGCACCCGCATGGGTTTCCCTAAGGACAGCTACTCAGCGGACATGAAGGCACAAGGGCTGGACCCGTGGGCCTCATGGAACCAGACCATGCATGACTACTGTGTGCAGGACGTTGAGGTGACCGCGAAGCTGTGGTCCCTGATCGTGAAGGCTAAGTGGCCACGCCAGTCCATCCAGTTGGAGCACGACTTCCAAGAGATCATCCTCCTTCAGGAGCAACATGGGTTCCACTTCGACGTGGCCAAGGCGCAAGCCCTGTACACCCACCTCTCTATTCGACGGGAGGAAATCGAGAATGAACTACAGGTGACCTTCCCCCCTGAGAAGCGGGACATGAAGGCGCATGTGTGGGTAGCCGGTGGCGTCACCTTCGACACGAAGAAGGAGGCACTCGCCAACGGCTTCAAGGCCAAGGACATTACGCCCGGACCCTTGAAGTTCAAGATGATCCCATTCAATCCGGGGTCACGGGACCACATCGCCAAGCGCCTCATCGAGGCACATGGGTGGAAGCCCACCGAGTTCACCCAAGAGGGTAAGCCCAAGGTGGACGAAACCATCCTGTCGAAGATGCCCTATCCAGAAGCCAAGCTACTCAACGAGTATCTGATGATCTCGAAACGTATCGGGCAACTGGCTGAAGGTAATCAGGCGTGGCTCAAGCTGGAACGCAATGGCCGCATCCACGGTGGTGTTATCACCAACGGTGCAGTCACAGGACGCTGCACACATCAGCGCCCTAACGTCGCCCAGACGCCAGCCGTTGGTGTTCCCTATGGCAAGGAGTTCCGTGAGTTGTTCTACGCACCAAGCGGGTACAAGCTGGTGGGCTGTGATGCCTCCGGGTTGGAACTGCGATGCCTCGCTCACTTCATGGCGAGGTACGACGGTGGTGCCTACACCAAGGAACTACTGGAAGGTGACATCCACACCGCCAACCAGAAGGCGGCAGGATTACCCACCCGCAACAACGCAAAGACCTTCATCTACGCATTCCTCTACGGCGCGGGGGATCAGAAGATTGGTTCAATCGTTGAGCCGAACGCCTCCGCACAGCAGCAGCGCAAGGTTGGCAAGTCCCTCAAGTCTAAGTTCTTGAAGGCTACACCAGCAATCAAGCGTCTGCGTGAGCAGGTTGTAGGGGAGGCCACGAAGAACGGCCACCTCATTGGGTTGGATGGGCGCAAGCTATACATCCGATCTGAACACGCCGCGTTGAATACCCTCCTGCAAAGTGCCGGGGGGCTTGTAGTTAAACAGGCCACGGTACTTCTGTATCAAGACCTGTGCAGGGCTGGCTATGTCTTCGGTGAGGACTACGCCAACGTCGCCCACATCCATGATGAATTCCAGCTAATAACCAGAGAGGACCTCGCTGATGGTATCGGACGCAGAGCAGTTGCCGCTATTCGCGCTGCCGGATCGCATTTCAAATTCTCGTGCCCGCTCGACGGGGAGTTCAAGATCGGAAACAACTGGGCCGACACCCACTAAGTACTACAAGGATGACCCTGAGACGAAGCAGCAGTACAACCTGATGCGTCGTACAGTGGTGTGTGCTGATGGGGTGAAGCGGCGGGTGTACCCGTCCCACCCTGACTACCCCGGTAATGGTCAGATGACTATTGCCGAGGTCCACGCCCGCCACTGGTCAGAGATCGAGGCAGTACACAACTACCGCACAGGTGTCGCGGAAGGCTTCGTCTACATCGTGACCAACCCTGCGTGGCCGGGGTGGGTGAAGATAGGATCAGCCATTGATCCCATTGATCGCTCACGGTCCTACAACACCGGCTCCCCTTACCGGGACTATGAACTCAAAGCCTATACCTACTCCGACAACCGGAGAGAACTTGAAGCAGCCATCCATGATGGTGCGTCAGATGTTCGAGGGCAGGGTGAGTGGTTTGATATGACCGCCGAGGAGGCTATTTCATTTATCTCAACATATGCAGAGGTGCACAGGTATGACCAGAACGCTGCTGATTGATGGTGACATCAACGCCTACCAAGTTGCTGCCTCCATCGAGGTAGTGACTGACTGGGGCGACGACCTATGGACGCTCCACTCTGATGCTGCTGAAGGTATTGTCGCCCTCGATGCACATCTTGAGCATCTTAAGGAAACCCTCGAAGCAGATGAGATGATCATCGCACTGACAGGGAGCGGTAATTTCCGCAAGGATGTGTTGCCCACCTACAAGTCCAACCGCAAGGCCACCCGTAAGCCCATCTGCTTACCCGCCATGCGTCAGCACCTGATCGACAACTACGAGGTCAGGATGTTTGACGGGTTGGAAGGGGATGATGTCCTCGGGATCATGGCGACAGGCTCCTTCATCAAGGGGGAGAAGATCATCGTGTCCATCGACAAGGACATGAAGACCATCCCCTGTTCGTACTACCGCTCCACCCACCCAGACGAAGGCGTAGTCGAGGTTGATGAGACAGAGGCTGACTACTGGCACCTGCTTCAGACCCTCACTGGGGACACCACGGATGGCTACAAAGGCTGTCCGGGGATTGGACCCAAGAAGGCCGAGGCCATCCTCGAAGCTGACCCAACGTGGGGAGCCGTGGTGGCTACCTATGAGAAGGCCAAGCTGGGTGAGGAAGAAGCCCTCATTCAAGCGCGGTGTGCCAGAATCCTCCGG